GAAACCAGTCGAGCTCGATTTGGGTTGGATGATGGTAAGAAAACCAACTAGTGTGTTTAAGGATATGATAGCCATTTCAACCAGAGGCGTAGCACATTACGACAACTACTTGCGAGATGTCGGTATGTGTGGTCTCTCTCTGTATGCAGCTTGCCCCTTGGTTGGGGTTTTCTACGAGACTCTTAGCCGTATGGGAACGGAGAGATTGGAGGGTGAGTTACAGGGGGGATTAGCCTACTGGATGAGGCAGGGAGCTCATGAGAAATTGTCTGTTGTTCCGGGCAATTACTCTAATCAGAGCCTCTTGAGTTATTGTAGAGCTTTTGATTTCAATCCTTCAATTGTAGGAGAATTTGAACAACGAGTTAGGTCAGACCTTCTAGGTGCTGTTAGTTGGCTGTCGCTCTTGTGTTAAAATGATTAATAACAAGAATAAGAATAATGCTAGGAACGGAGGCGCCGTATCGTCTCCAAATGTTGATTTCATCAACGAGGGTCATGCCGCTCAGGCGCGGTATATTGCCGCAATGACCAACCCATTCTCCGCACCACCAGTTCCCATTCCCGATTCTTTCTTGCCAGCTCACTGCTGCAAGCTGGGTCGGGAAGTTACTGCGGTGGTCGACAAGCTTTTAGTCGACTTTCGCAAGAGTAACGAAGGATCTACAGGGGATTACAGAATCTCCCTTAAGTGGCAAAACGGTAACACAGTCGTGGGGGAATACGTTGCCACTTCCTTAGTAGGCAGCAGATTAGTAGCTGCAGGGATATCCTTTGAGGATGGAACTGCTGCTGCTGATGTCGGAGGTTTCGTGACTTATACACAAAGTGATGAGGCCTTTGGCTCTGCCGGAGGTGGTGAACTTGTTTCCACTGATACGAGGATTGAACGCAATCAAGGATATGGCTCAATCACTTACAATCTCAATCGTCGCCAGATGCTTGATTTTGAGGGTGAAGGTCGTGTTCTCCTTAAAATTGAGTTTGATTCTCCCAAGAATGTTATTGCACGCTTTGTTGCCATTGCCGAAACTGATGGCAAGCAAGGCTTTGTCGAAGATGTTGTGAGCCAATCAGAGTTCACAATTACCAGCTCAGTGGATAATATCCACGCTGGTGTGTTCGCTGACATCCCGCATCCCAGAAGCAATGCCCATTTGCTCCCAATTCACTCCGATATAACCTTGCATGGTGGACACCATTTCAAGGACGTATGGAATGTCGCGGCTAGCTGGGTGTCTTCTGCCGCAGGGTGGGCTTGGAAACACAAGACGCAAGTAGCTAATTGGGCCAATAAAGCTGGACAGGTCTATAAAGATCTAACAGCATTTGGTGGATCAATCTCTGGTTCCATTGATGGTACTATACTGTCAATTGGAGCTAGAGCCGCGCCCTTGTTACTGGCATGAGGAAACTCATTGTCAAGATACGAACCACCTTTGGTTCTTGTATTTGCAACTACGTAGATAAGAACTCTGGTGATACCTCTGATATCTCTGAGGGCATTGAAAATGATTCAGTTAACGATGATATTACAAGGCAACCAGAAGGTTGAAGAGGGAAAACAGTGGGTGTGTCACCGGAACGGTTAATCCCGAGGGTGAATCAACCAAAAGTCCAACCTGTGCGATGGTTGGCAAGACCAAAATTACAGTGTTAGAGCCCCGACCGATTCTAACAGTCCGCTGATCGCACGAGGTCCTATTTTGCAAAAGATTTTCAATGGGGC